CTGGATATGACCGCATTACAGATCTGGTGATCGGCAGCGATCGCATTGACGGTCCTGCTGCCGTCACGGCTGCCAACCTTGCCGAGTTGGGCTTCGTTGCCACTCTGGATCAGACAGGCATTGCCGCCGTTCTCACCACCACTGCCTTCCTGGCTAACCGTGCTGCCACCTTCAGCTACGGCACAGGACTCAACACCCGCACCTTCCTGGCACTCAATAACGGCACGGCTGGGTTCTCGTCTGCCACGGATGCCGTCATTGAAATCACCGGGTACTCAGGGGCACTGACCAACCTGGCAATCGTCTAAGACGCCATAGAAATGGAGCAGACAGGTCCGTACCTCCGCTTGTAGGGCCACCTGGCAGCACCATTCGTTCCCAAGGCGCAAGGTCTACGAGCGCCTCGGCATCGCACCGGCGCTGGCCGGGATTGAGTGGCTCGATCACACCCCCGATGCCCTAGGAAATGCAACAACGTGCGGTGCCTTCGGACTCGGCGGTGGAGGGTGCTGCTGGTGGCAGTGTCGGATTACCCCAGCTGAGGCTCGGCCACACCTGCAGTCGCCATCAGTGGCTGCCGGCTGGTCGAAATGTTCGCGCCGATTTCAGCAACCGATATCAGCGTAAAGGTGCTCATAATCAAAGAAAAAGGAAAAGCTCTAGAAGTGGGTTTACTGAAGTAGGCGAGAGTCACCGCGTCAATGGTTGACGCCAGAATCATTGATTCCTGTGTCTTCGGAGATAGTTGCGCATTGATACCTCGTGTTGACAAGCATAGCTGTATCTTTCTAGTTGAGGGGTCTGGCACATTTGGGCGCCAGCATTGCGACCGATTAGCTGATGAGTCAATGAACCTGAGGCCGCTCTTTGAAGGTGTCGCGACCTGGGGAGATGCTGGCAGTCACAATCATTGGCAGTTAGCAAGATCGACACGAACAGTGCTCGCGATTTGCAAATGCAACCACCTCGGCGCAGTCGATAGTCCGGCTTCGACAGCGAGTCGCCATCTCTTTCAGTGGCGCTCGGTCCAAAACTGGTCGCCGCCTCCACCGGCTTTCATGTTGCAGATCCATTGATTATTGCTTGAAATAAAGCAGCTGTAGTATCTCGTCTTTCTTACAAACTGGTCGGCGTCGAGGAAGGACTCCTTGACCACATATGTTGTCGTGACAGGGTAAACGGTTGTCCCTATTCTTCCAAATGGACCATCGGGACTGCTGCCCGCTAAATTGTTAAAACGATACTTGTGGGGAGCGCCCACCGAAAACTTTTCAAATGTTGCTTGTTTGGGCCTGGAGCCTATAACCAGTTGTCCCCTGATTATTTGTTGAAATGTTCCAGCGAGGGAGGATCCGCCCTGAACAGAAGATGTTTGCTTTGCTGGGTTTGGCTTGACCGTATTTGGGCTCGTAGTTGGCCGATATGGTGTCGCTGCAGTCGATCTTGCCTTCGGCGGCTGTCCAGAAAGAATCTGGTTGGCTGACTTGGTGTCAATTGGACGAACCTGAGAAGGGTAAGCATTCACGTCGTTGGTAGTCACCGCTCCACTTGCGCTTCGATTGTAAATTCGAACTTTTAGCATTCCTCCACTCTGGCCCATGACAATGCCAATCCGCTCTTGCGGTCCTGATGCTGTGTTGATGCGGACGATTACGGCCTCCCCGATGCCGGCAGACCATGCCGGCATTTGCAAGCTCACTGCCATGGCCAATGCAAAGAGCGGCCTTGTGCAAGTCTGCAATGACCCAATGAAGGTCTTCTGCCATGCGTTGAGCACTCCTAAGTCCCCTCTCAAAGCTAGTTATCTAGAGTCCTTTATTCGTTAGCTGAATCACGAGCGTGTCGGCCACGGTCTAATGAACTTGTTGTGATTATTAACTTCGCCTTTGGGCTTCGGGCTTTGGTGGCCGATCTTGTGACATCGAAAGCCATCGCTACGACTGTGTTTGAAGGCAATCAGATAGCCGGCTCCACGCAGCTCGAGGTAAAGCAAAAAAGTGGTTTGCTGCGGCACGTCGGCCTGAATCAGAGGGGCTACCAGTTACCCCGATCGAGCAGCTCCCGTAGCGCGTTGATTTCACGATCACCGTCTGTGGTACAGGTGGTCTGTGCGATCGCCAAACGCTGAGCGGCCTCAACCTCCTTGGCCGTCGCTTTGCATCAGAAACGTGTTCCCCGTTTACCTTGACGCCTAGTAATCCTGGTGCATCTGATCGCTGCTCGTTGTTTCAATGGTGAGGTGTGCTGGCTACCTAGACGGCTATCGCTATGGGGTGTGGCTGCACGGACTGAATGTGGCCCTTGCTACTCGCGCCGCCCAGGCGGCCGCAGCCCCCAGCCGGCAGCTCTGCCCACCGCTCCCGTCAGCGTCAGCTCCAGCGGAGCGGGAGCCGCAATCCCGGCACCACAACACCCCTGCTAGGGATCGGCCTTCCGGTAACCAGCCCCCCGTTGTGGCACGGGCTACGACGGTTATGTCTCAGGGGGTGAAGCACTGCATCCCAACGCATCTCGCAGAGAAGCAGGAGCCCTGCCACTGCTGAGCAGGGCAGCGGCTTGGGGCGCCTGCGAGGCAGAGAGTCCATCCAGTGCAGCGATCCAGGCTTTGGGATCGCTGCCCAGGGCCTGGATCCGGGCCTCATTGGTCTTCATGGATGCCGCATCGGCAGTTCGCAGTTGGTAGCTGGCGAAATCTCCACCCGATGCCCCACGGGGCCGCACCCGCAGGGTCAACTCCTCGCCAGGTGAAAGCGGAGCGATGGGCCAAGCGATGGAGCCCTCAATCGGCTGGGTAGAGCTGGCGCGCTGCTGCCACAACAGCTGACCACCTTTTTCCAGGCGGATCTCGTTGAGGGGCCCAGCGGCCTGAATGACCGGTGCTGCGATACCTACAGGTGCTTTGGGCCAGGGACTGAGCAGACAAACGGTCTGACTCTCCCCACTGCGGCTGCCCCCTACCGCCACCGGTGGATTGAGGCCAAGGAAGGCCCTCAGCTTCTGAATCAGGCTGCGCGGTGGTGGCTGAACCGCAGAAGAGCGGTTCCGGCCTTGCTGTTCTGCTGCCTGCCCTGCTCCTGAGGTGAGTGCCAACAGGAGAGCGATCGTGACGAGGAGGCGAGGGTGAGTCATGGATCGAGGGTCAATCATCACGGCTGAAAGCAGTCGCCGAAAGCGCCAATAGAGGGAGCAGCAAGGGCACCAACCACAGCTGCCAGATGGCGAGTGTCCAGGCGAGTGGACAGCTCACGAGGGCGATGAGTGCCACCACCACTAACCGGTTACGGCGGGTCTCGACGAGGGCAGCCAGGAGCAGACCCAGGCCAGCTGCAGCGGCTGTGCAGAGGCTCTGAGAAAGGGGCGTGAGCCAATGCCGCAGGTTCAAGGTCTGGATCAACACCGCCTGAAGGAGAACGCCGGGCAACTCGCGAATGTTGCCTCCCCAAATCGGTTGCTCGCCCCGCAACAGGGCGTTCTGGACCGTGGCTGGAGCGGCAAACAGGTCCGAGGGTTGGTCCCCAAGACGACCACTGGTGCCGACCAACAGCAATGGGGCCTTAAGCCGCGGGAGATCAGCCGGGGTGATCAGCTGAATCCAGTTGCTCCAGTTGAGCGACCAGTCGATCACTCGGTCTGCCGGGAGTGATGGGCTGGAATGACGGGCAAGGGCACCAGCGAAGTTCTGCGCAGTGATGCCCTCCTGAAGATGGAGAGGGACCGGCTTGAGGTCGCTACGACCGGCGGCAGTGCCCACGGCCAGATCCTTGGGATCCATTCCGGCTTCTTTGAGGGATGAACCCTCCAACCAGCTGCTGGAGCCGGGGCCCAGGTCTGAATCGGTCTGCTGACCCGCATAACCGCCCACAACACGCCGGGTCGGTTGGCTGCGGATGGCCGCTGCAAGTTCAGCCGTGCCAGGGCGGTCCTGATCAAACAGCACATCGAAAGCCACAACTGGCACCTGCTGTGCGGGCGTTCGCTTGAGCACGGTTGTGAGCACGCTCCGTGGGGTGTGGTCCGTGGCTTGTGTGCCACCAAGCTGGGGAATGGTGGTCGCGGGATCCAGCAAGAGCACCGCGATGGGTGGCTCGCTTGGACCTGGTTGCGGTGCCGGTTGGTGGGTCCAGCGGCGCCAGGTGCGTTGCACTTCCAGTCGCCGATCCAGCAGGTAGCTGTTGATGGGATTGGCAGGCGTGAGTTCCATCCCGAAGGCCACCAGGGTGAACGCCGCAGCCGCGAGGCATTGGCGGCGGTTGGTGGTGGCCAGGCGCAACATGAACTGGCGCCGCCGCCGCAGCGGCAGGCGGAGTGGGCCTGCATCCGTTGCAGCCACTGCGGAAAGCAGCAGGGAGCAGCCCTCGCAACCGATCGTGCTGGCCAAGGCGGTCCGGGTCTGGCTGAGCACAGCCGAGAGCTCATCACCGTTCTCCAGTCCCTCCAGCACCTGCGCAAAGGCAAGGGCTGCTGCGCGAGCCGGGACAGGTTCCAGAAAGCACAGCGCCCAATCGAGACCACTGGCGACGGCGTGCTGAGCCAGCGGCAAGCCACTGCAGCTGTTGAGCAGCAAGAGCCGCAGGCCATGGCGTGCAGCTGTTTGCCAGTCGTTGCTGAGGCTCTGGCCCTCGATCTGGCTGCCGTCACCGAGATGAAGCTGACCGCCATCGGGTCCATCACTGGAGTGCCCCAGGTAAAGAACCGCGTCCCAGCCCGCGGGCTCGGCAAGTGATTGTTTGAGCGCTGCCAAGGTGCAGCCCGCGCCTCTCAACACGGTCAGCCGAATGCGGCCGAGGCGCTGCTGTTGCTGGAGCAGATCCACCTCGCCATCAAGATTGAGGCCCTGCTCGGAGCCCACGACCAGAAGAATCCGTGGCTTCCGGGCCCGCACACCGGATGGGCGGCTTGCCGGCAAGGACGATTCCGTGCCTGGTGAAACGGTCCGCCAGATCGGGCGCTGCACCCCCAGGCTCTCCCAGGGGAGCCCATCAAGGGCGGCATCGACGCCATCCAGCCGCAAGGTGAGCGGCAACTCCGATGCATCACGGAGTAGGTGTTGGAGCGGCTGCCAGCTCGGTTCCTGCAGCCACTGCTCAAGGGCTACGCGGAGTTTTTCGCTGTAAGAGCTCACCACCGCTGCGCCCTCCGGCCAGGAGAACGCCGGATCGTGGTGGCGCAAAAAGCGGGTGCGCCAGAGCTGCTGCAGCTGGGCCAGTGCGTCGGGGTAAGGAACCACGAACGCCTCCTGCCGGCCCGGCGCCGCAAGGAAGACCTGCAGGGAACGGGAGCGCTCTGCTGATTGACGGATAAGCAGATCGATGCGGCCTGCCATCAGCCCGGCAGCTGCAGTGGGGGCAGTACCAGATCAGTGCTGCCGGGGTAGCTCAGAACCACATCGATCAATGAGCCATTGGCGTGAAACACCAGCTCAATCGCTGTGTTGCTGGCCGCAACCTGACGCTGTTCGTGGCTGCCTTGCCGGGCGCTGATTTGCAATCCGTCGGGAAGCAGGTCACCACTGATGGCACCGGTGAGGCGGAGCACCAGACCGTCGGGCTTGGAGGGGTCACTGCCGGTAGCCAGCATCTGAAGCACGAAGCGCTCCAGAGAGCGCTCAGCCTCCTGCCCGCACACCAGTTGGGCCTGATCCAACCCCAGCGGAATCGCGACGAGCGCCAGGGCCTCAGCTTCTGGGGCCACCAGCCCCCCACTAAAGAATGCCCCTTGGGTGATCGGGTGCCACTGGGCACCAAACAACTGCTGCAGGGCTCCATCCACCTGGCCTCTGAGCCAGTCCGCAATGGCAACCGCCTGGCGTTGCAACCGCTGGCCGGCACCTTCCAGGGCAAGCCGAGGGATGGCGTGAGGCTCAAGCACCTGAACCAGAGTGAGGAGGCGCCCAATGCCACCCCTGAACACCTCGGCATCCATCAGGAGAGCGTTGCCGCTGGCCTCGGCCCGGCGGGCCTGATCCACAAACTCAGGGGCCGTGAGAACGCCCTGGAAGGCCACCACATCGTTTTCCTCGTCCACCTGGGCCGCAAGAACGAGCTGAGGTGCGCTCTCCGCCTCTGCCCAATACTTGGTTCCCACCGCGAACTGGTCGGCCAGCATCCCGCTGGTGACCAGCTGCAGCGCGAAGCGATTGATGCTCAACAGGCGGGACGGATCCTCCGCTGCGCTCACAGGCCCGAACGTCACCGCCTGAGGTTGTGTCCGCAGCACCTGCTGCAAAGCCGCAACCGCCATGGCATGGGCTGTTGTGGCGGCATCCGAGGTCCCAAGCTCAACCGCCCCATCGGGCATCGGGAAGGCCTCTAAAGGCTCTGTGGGATTGATCTCGGTCATGACTGGCTCAGGTATTGCTGGACCCAACGGCGCAAGGGGGCCACATCCCCTTCTCGTTCCGGCTCCAGCAGGTGATTCCGCAAGGCGCCAACCAGCCGCTCTGCTGCCTCAACGCTCTCACCACAACTCGCAAAGGCTGGATGCCGTTTGAGCTCCACGGCCGCAGCCGTGGCGATGGTGTTGGCGTGATCGGTGGGTCGCATCTTCTTGCTGACAGTTCCGGGCGTGGTGCCGCAACGCTCTGCCAGCGGGCGGTTAGTAAGGCCTTCTGCCCAACCAGCCCACAAACACTTGAGGAGAGCGGCACTCTTGCCGCCAGCCGCAAGAACCTGCGGCATGGTCTGATCCATGGCTCGCTGGAGGGCTGCATCAATCAAGGCGCGGAGCTCGCCGCCTGTGGGGCCATCGGTCTCTGGAGATGCGACCGAGCGGGGGTCCACGGGCTCAAAGCCCTGTTCCGCAGCCTGATCAAGGCTCTGGGCGGCATTCACCGTGAGCATCTGGCGGATCGCCTTGGCGATGGCCAGGAGCTCCTCCTTGGTCGTGAAGGGCTCGGCATCAGGGGCGAGCTGCCTGAGGAAGTCGATATCGGGCTGCCACCCCGATGCCTTGCCGGTCTGGGCGTTGTACTCCGCCTTGGCTTGGTCGTACAGCGGGCCGTACCGCTGATGAAGCCCCACAAGTCGTTCAAGGCTGCTGCTGGATCGCAGGTGCTGCTCGCAGGCCAGCCGAACCCTTGTTGCACTGCTATTGCGCAGCAGCGCCCAGTCGGAGATCAGCAGCAGGCCGTGCTGCTTGAAGTAGGCCTTGAGTTCGTTGTGCGCCTGGATTTTCAGCTTGGCCCAGTGGGGCAGGCTGCAGAGAGCTGGGTCGTAGCTGCGCAGCACCTCGGCCGAAAACGGGCTGATCAACCCCGCAGGCATGGATGCAACCTGTGCATAGGCAAACGGCACTTTCTCTGATGGCCCGGTGGCAATGGTCAGGGCGCCGTCGTCGTCGAGTGCATAGCTGGCCATGGCCGCAAGTTCGATGCCAGTGCTCAGGCGATGGGCCCTGAAGGTGACCAGTAACCATGTCTCGAGCGCGTGGCTGATGCGGCAGCGCAGGCACAGCAGCGGCAATGGGGCCGATGACTCCTTGGCCGAACCCAGGAGTTCGAGGTCGACAGCCCGTGATGGCTCAGGCTCTTCCCCAAAGCATCCGCGAATAAAGGCTGCAGCATTGCTCTGCGCGACGGCTCTTACGACACCCTTCTGGCTCAGGGTTTGCAGCTCCTGGTACTGCCCCATCACCACAGTCACTCCCACCAACACTAGTCAGCGCAGCTGATCTGTGCCGTGAGGCGAGCTGGGAGTCATGGTTTTGGAATCAGGCCGCAACTCACGGAACGAGCAGGGGGAGTACCGCACGGGTGGCACCAGCCATCTCCCGACATGACCAACCGCAAGCTCATCGCGATGTTGATGGGTGCAGCCGCAGCTGCCGCAAGCATCGTTGCCACCGCACCTGCCCAGGCTCAGTACTACGGATACGGCAACGGATGGCGTCAACCAGTCCAGAACGGGCCTGTGATGAGACCAACCCAATCCGGCGGGTACTACCGCCCTAACAACCCAGTGATGCAACAACCCAACTTTGGCCAGCCTCGGCGCCAAACCAATCCTGGCAACTTCGGCCACAGCAGCGGCAGCTACTTCGGTTGGTGATCGGAAATGACAATCAACAATCAGTCGTCGGCTTCTAACGCCGATCCAAAGACTCCTCGTGGACCATTCCCATCGTTTAAGTTAGATTATTGCATGAGGCGTCTAGAGGGGAAGCTGCTTATCGTTGGTCTCAAGACCGGCTGATTGCCATAGGGCCCAAATGACTTTTCCGCCCCCCAAGGCAGCACTGCGATTCATTACCGGGACAGGATTACTCTTATCCTCGCTCGCAGTATCTTATGATGCGATCGCTGAAACCCCACGTGCCAAAGCTTCTTCCAACAAGCCAGCCGTCATAAGAACCGAGAACTGCAGACCCTCAGAACTGGCAAACAGAAGAGATCTAAACAGCAACGAGGAAAAGGCTATTGGCTCAATAATTAGCAGAGTTGAGTTGCTTGAAAGCCAGGGATTGCTTGAGCAAGCAGCAACAGAATACTCATATTTACAAAAGATTGTGCTAGATGCGGAAGGGCCTTGTAGCATCAACGCTGCACGTGTTAGACTGATCTACGGATCAAAGCTTTATCGAGCATTTAGACTCGAGGAAGTTGAAGAACAGATAGTTAGGGGCTTACATATATTACTGCTTCACGGCATGGCGACCAAGGAGATATGCAAAGAAACTACTGGAGCCATGCCATTTCTTGACATGATCTACACCAACAAACGCGATTACAAGTCATTTGCAGATGTTATTGTTAAAGCATGGCCACTGTTTGAGAAATGCTTAAGAACACAAGGACAAGTGACAAAACCAGCATTGTTTGATGCCTTTATTCGTCTAAGCCTTGGCGTTTTTGCGGGTTATACTCAAGAGAAAACCAAAGCGTTAAAAGATGAGAGAGTAGAACTGGCTTTCGATGCACTTCATAAAGCCTATAACGTCGTCGACGGAAAGCCTACTCAGATGCAAAAAGCAGATATATTACTCAAAGAGGGATACTTCAAGTACATAATGGGTTCAGTTGAACAAAATAGTAAGCGTGCAGAGCTGCTTGCACGAGCTAAAGAGTCGACTATTCAAGCATTGGACATACATAAAGAACTAAATGAGCCAGAACATGCCTATGGCTCAATGAAGCAGCTAGCGTTCATACTTGATTCACTTGGTCAATATGAGCAAGCAAACAGAATCTATAACCAGCTAATCACGAGAGTCCTGGACAAGCCCCTTAATGCGATTGAACTGCAAGATGACTACACGGTTCTATCCGGATACGCTGCATTTACCAAAGGATCGGGGAAAGGAAGCTTTAGGTCAGCATTGCAATTGCTTAGAAAATACGAGTATGTAGCTCTTAAGTCGCTGCTGCCATTGATGACATCTAAAGAGCGATTGAAATATCTTGAGCTTTTTTCCACATCTGAGATGATTGCAGCGCGAGGCTTTGCAAAAGCAGTTTTGAATGCAGAAGAATATCTAGACTCCTTCTTGCAACTCCGATATTCACTAATCGAATCAGAGCTTGACGGATTAAGGATGAGCAGCGGTCACATGTCAATACCTCCGCTAAACGACTCTGTCACCATGTCCAGGAAAATGGAATTATCGGATATTAGCTTTACCAGTCATATCAAGAGTTCGCTTAAAGGAAAAGAACTATTTATTCAGTTTGTTGAGGCTACGCCTGGAGACCACAATCCTAATCTCATTTCGGCAGATGAGCTCCAGACAAGAAATCAGGCATTTGTCGTCAGAGGCAGACAAGGCCTTGGACCAGTGGTAGCTTATAAGACATGCGCCAAGCAGACATGCGAGAAACTAGTTTCCGACGCATTAACTACATCATCTGAAGGCTTAGTGGATGCGGATCAAAAGTGGCGTTTATTGATGAATAGCCTCTTTACTGAATCTATTGTAAATGAGATACGGAACTCCGATGTCATGTATCTAGGGCTTGATGGATATCTTCAAAGAGTGCCTGTGGGAATCATCAGGAAACACCTTGAATCAAAAGGTATTAATTCACTTCGCGTAGTTCCTGTACAGAGTCTGGTTGACATTGGTGTTCACAAAAGAAAATCACCAGGCCGTGAGTCCACAGTCTTTTATGCCCCAGACTTTGGAATTAAGAACAACTGTCAATCAAGAAGTTATTGTCAAAGTCAGTGGCCAGGACTTCCCTACTCCTTGGAGGAAGGCAATGCAGTTGCGGAAATTATTTCCGCTCGAAAGATATTTGGCAAGGATGCCAGTAAGTCTTCTTTTCTAGGATTTAAGGGGCCAGCAATACTTCACGTGTCGAGCCATGCAGGTTTTGTTGAAGACGTTTCTATTACAGGCACGAGCTCATCTTCAAGCCCTGTTGAAAGAGAAGTATTGGACGGTCTTTATAATCTTTATATTGTGGCATCCAACGCAAACTTAGGCTCTCCTGAGTCATCGATTATTGGCTACAAAGATCTAGCACGTTTGGATCTGAGTAGAACCTCCCTTGTTGTTCTCTCTGCTTGCGAGACCGGCCTAGGTGGCTCAACAAGGGGATACGGGCTATTTGGCATGCATCGAATCTTGTCATCTGTTGGCGCTGAGTCAACCCTCTTGTCTATGTGGAAGGTAGACGATGAAGCAACTTCTGTTCTCATGAGAATGTTTTATGGGTATCTTAGGGATGGACATACAATTGATGAGTCCTTGGCAAAAGCTCAAGATCGGATGATCAATGATCCAAAGCTTGCCGCCCGTGGGTGGGCCCATCCTTATTACTGGGCTGGCTGGCAAATATCTGGAAACATGAATCCCATCCTCAAGAAATAGCGCTTAGATCTTCTTTATAGGCTTCATTTCTGGATTGCATTGTTGTTGGTGGGTGACTGGCGCCCAATCAAAGGGCTTTGACTGAAATGGAATCACCACAAAGCAGCTGGAACGAGAAGAACACATACATCAGCACCTCCATGCAATCGATTACACGTCCTGACCAGTCAGTACAGGTTGATGTGCTCAAGAAACAGCACGCCGCTTATTTCCCCATACTTAACAACCCCGAGCTTCTTTATCAGTATGTACTTGAGTTTTTTGGCCCCAATGGCACGGAGCCACTGCTCACTGAAGGAGACATTGGCGAAGCAGAAAGCATGTTTGAGTGGTGCTGCAGTAACTGGCGCATACACTGCGGAAGAAATGGGAAGAAAGCGGTCTTTGCCGAGGTAGAGGACGACAATACAGATATTTCCAAGGATGACCTGCAGGTAAAGCTTGGATGCATGCTTCTAATCCTTGAGGATCCAGAGAATCTATTGATTTATGTGGCAAGTGTCTTTGGACCCAGGGGGCCTCAAGGCCTTGCAATTACCGACAAAGAAACCTGGGATCAGCTAGATGATTTATTCATGGGCCGCCTTCCATCTCCACCTGAATTGGCGTATCCCAAGGAAAACATGTCGGAAGATAGACCCAAGGGAACATATAGGCAGGCATTTAATAAGGGAGAGTTTGTCGAGGTTGTCGGTGAACTTCAGGAGCAAAAACAACAGCTGCAACTAAGCCATCAAGAACCAGTGGCCATACCACCCGTCATCGAACCTGAGATTCTTGATCCTTTCTACTCAGATGGAGCCTCTCCTATTCCAAGGATGTCCGCGGTGGAGATTGCAGGATGGTGTGCACTAGGAGCTGGCGCCGCTGTATTGGGAGGCCTGGCGCTCAGAGGTTTAGGCCGATATCTCGCTTCCCCGGCGGGCAAAGCCGCTGTCAATGCATGCCTAGCTGCCGCCTTGAGCAGCCTTTCAAGTCCAACCCGTGAAGTCTTTGTAGGGCCCAGAGGCGGCAAATACACGGTGACTGCCAATGGAACCAAAAGCTACAACGTCCCTTAAGAGCTTTCCCGACCAGCAAGGGGTGTGGGTCCAGCTCGGTCAGAAATGGAATCACCCCAACCTGTCCGAAACGAGGAGGTTGTGTACCAAGGCTCAGAGGCCCTACCCATGAAGAAGCTCCTCACCGCAGCACTGCTCGCCCTGCCCACGATCGTGATGAGCGGAGTAGCTCATGCCCAGTACTACAACCCCTATGCCAATCAATATCGCCAGTGGAATCAAAGCTTCCCTGGCTACCAGGGCGGCAACCGTGAATATCGGCAGCAAATTCGCGAAATGAATCCGTATAGCGTTGCATATCGTCAATATCAACAAGAAAACCGCAATTCCTACGGTTGGAGCCAGTGGTAAATAAAACGATATTCACCAACAAGCACATCCAGGCATCCGATCAAGAGTCGCGCTCCTGAGTTAGTCCCAACAGCATGATTAGAAATGCACAGTTCTTTGTCGAGACGATGCATTATTGCAGTCCTATCGTTGTCACTTGCATCTCCACTGCCGAGCATTGCCTCAACCTATGAAGCGCTCTGTGGCGATACTGCTTGTACGATCGGCCTGGATGCGAATGGCATCAGCTCACCTACCGGCTTTATTCCAACAGCTCGGATTGCGCAGTGGTTCACTGGAGGCGAGGAAAGCTACAACGCTGGAGCGGGTACGGCAGGAGCCTTGGGAGCTGCCACTGTTGGAGCCATTGGCGGAGGCCTACTTTTAGGCCCCATTGGCCTCATCGGTGGGCTCATTGGCGGTGGAATTGCTGGATCAAAAGCTGGAAAGAGTGCTGATCTTTTCTTTAACGTTGTTGGCTACAACCAAGAAGGCAAGAAGACCACGCTGAGCTTCCGCTTCGTGAATCCAAAGCCAGCCAACCGAATGAGGATGGAGCTTCCCATGTTCACTGGCTTGGCAATGGGGCAAACCAGATCTCTGGATGAGCTCCGCACAGCCCTCGCATCCAGCGGATCGAACAACTCAACACCGGCACTACCCGAACGGCTTGAACCGTCACAACCAATTCGTGCACTCGGAACTACCGCATCGGGACACGACAAGTCCCAGTCATCAACATCGCACAAACTAAATACTCAAAGAGCAGCCGCTTTACCAGATCAACTAACACCAGCTGCTACTGAGTTCGTGTCATCTCCCGCCGTGGGAGTGCAACAGCAGGAGACGGAGTGGCGCGCCTACCTGAAGACTCGTGGTTTGGACCAGTGGGCACAGAAAAATCCGAAGCTGGCAGAGCAGCTGCGCCAACGGCTTTACCCCTCACTATAAACACATGCAGTCTCTTCGCGAGGCGGGTTCGGCGACCATCCGTGAGCAGGCCTCACCTTGTGGAATCACCCAGAACGCACCGAAACGATGAGGATATGCCAGGCAGCGCCTGGCTTTCATCTACACAAACACAGAACCGTGAAGCAGATTCGTATTCAGCCAATCCGCTTAACCAAGCTATCAAGCCAAATAGGCAGACCAACAGCAACAGGATCAATGGATCGGCGTTATGCAACAGGTGTGGGCAGAACCTTTGCCCAGCAGATGGCAGATGCCAACAAACGTCGTTATTTCTAACTTCAACACACATCGGAGAATTACAGCCATGATGTTCACACCTCGCAACCAGCTGCAAAACATGATCTCGGCTGCAGCCAGCCAAGTCATGGTTGGAAACCACATCGCAGAGAACACAGCACGCATCATTGCCCTCCAGGCTCAACTTGAACTTCAAGAGCGGCACGGCGAGCGCTATGGAGCCAGGACGTCCTGGGCGAACGACTGGTTCTAACCAGCCGGCCCAGTTCGTTACGCACTCACCCTCAGGGTAATTCAACCCTGAGGGTTTTTCATGAACATTTGAGCAATGGAATCAGCCAGGTGGGGTCAAAACGAGAGGTCTATGTCCGGAGCCCTTTCCCCTCTACCAGCCCTTGTCATGCGCAAAGCTCTTCTTGGTCTGCTTACAGCTACCCCTCTGACCCTGTTCACCACTACCGCTCCCGCACAGGCGTCCCCCTGGGGCTACTACGGCTACAGCTCCCCCTACAACAGCTATTCCATGATTACTGGCCCTGGTGGCTACTCGGGCTTTGGCTATGCCACTGGGAACGTAGGTATGTATTCAGATAACTATGGCACCACGATGTGTGTAGCCACTGGCTATGGAGTCATGTGCTTCTAGGTCGGCGCTCAAGCACTAGAGCAGGCGGGGCACCCTCTTTACTCTTCTGGTTGCTCATAGTCGTACTCACAATGCTCTTTCTCTGCCTTTGAGACCCTCCTCTCAGGCCATGGCTTGCATGACACATCCATGAGTCAGAACAGTTTCAATTCGACACCACTCTCCAACATGCATACTCCACCGTCATCGCCAGAGGAGTTGCTGGCTTTGCAGCAGGATGATGGCAAGGTCCTTCTTCATGGCATCAATCCCTCTCCACAGTGTCGGGCGGCCTATTTGTACGCGCGGGAACTGGATCTATCTGTCTATGAGCTGATCTGCCTCGCGTACTGCATTGTGGCCAGTGCGGAAGGTGGGCTGGATGGGGCGATTCGCTCTGAAGTCGCCAGCACTGGGAACGCCGCAGACACGCAAGCGATTCACTGCTGGTCTCTTGTGAGTGGTGGCCTGACGGGCATACGCATCACCCTCCAGGCAATGATCGATACACCTCTTCCCCCATCACTTTGGAAGACCTACTAAAGGATTCCACTGACTGGCTGACAAAAGCCAAGGCCACACGTGCATGCCAGCAGCCGTTGCCGTAGAGACTAAGTCTTCCACGCCCCTGCCACGTTGGCCGCCACCGCAGTCACCGTCCGCCATGTTCCGGAGACGTTGACATAGATCCCACTGGCTTGCGTCCAGGTGCCACTGACGTTGACGAACACGTTGAGCTGGCTTGTCGCGCTGTCAGGTGGGCCTACGGCGACGAATGGTTCGCCGAGATACGCGATATCCAACAGCTCCGTGTTGAGCCTCTTCGCTTCAATCTGGACAAACGGTTGCCCAAGATCGGAGGCATCGAGCGTGGTGAGCTCGGCGTTACCGGGCAGCGGCATCACTCACCTCCCCCTGCTGGCGTGCGTCGACAAAGGCTGTGGCGGCGGCTTGGATCTCCTCCATCGTGGGGAAGTGGTCGAACTTGAAGAACTGGGCCTCGTCATCGGCGATCACCACACGGGCGTACCACTTGGCGGCGAGGTCTTGCTCCACAGCGTGGACGTGATAGGTCATGGTTTAGGCCTGCGAAATCGTCATGGCGTCAATCCAGCCGGAGAGGGTGGAGCCGCCCCAGGCTTCGGCGGTGATCTCCACCACACCGATCTCCGTCGGCGTGAAGGTGATGGTTTGTTCCTGCCAGGCGTTTGTGGTGGTGACAGAGGCGATCACGTCTTGGGGGACACCAGCGATCTGGCCGCCTTTGCAAACCAAACGCAGGGTCAGGCCGTTGTTGTCACGGCGCATCCAGGCTTTGACGGTGACGAGGCTGTTGGCAGCGCAGGCAACTTTTGCCAGGGAGAGCACAACGGGGTTGCGACTGTGCCGGATGGAGGAATGGGTGGGTTGAATCTTCCAACTGATACCGCTAGCGGTCTTGCGCTGATCGGTGGCGCTAGAGATCAGTGCGCCAACGAGGAAGATCTTGTGGTTGTTGGTCGTTTGGTCATGATGATGAGAGTAAACCCGTGTCGTCATCGGAGTGCCGCCAGGCAGAAGGACCTCTGTCATCCCTTCAAAGGAGCATTGAATCGCATGGACAACGCCAGGGGTGGAAAAGTTAAGGTTGCAATTGGTTGGGCTATGGAACTGCAATGCGTTGCAAACACAAGCGCCGCTCGCATTCCTTAGGTCGGCGCTGTTATTGGCGAGCACTGCAGCACCGCTTCCCTTGCAAAACGAGTTATCCAGGCAGGACGTCGCTAGTTCGATGGCATTCCCATTATTGGAGACAAGTGCGTGATCAATGGTGAATCTATTGCTACTTGCGCCCAGCGCAAGATAGATTGCTGCGCCCTGGTGTGCCACGCAGTGGCCTACTGCGAACGAGCTGCGATGAGCTGATGTCGAGACTGCACCATCGGCAGCTCCTGTTGTGCAGTTATTCGCAGCGACAATATTGATATGGCAGTACGATCCACCAGCGGTCTGATCCCATGCCCTTGTAAAGCGGGTGAAAGCTAGCTTTGTTGCATCAATGAAATCCCTATTGGAGTTCATTGCATAACCCAGGCCATTCACGCCATCCAGCCAGGTTTCTAGGGTCTGCGTGCCCATGCTTGTCCGATCCCAGCCACCGCTGATGGTGATAGGGCTGCCTTCTGTGCCGGCCTCCTGGAGCGCCTGCAGTGATGTTCCACTGCTTGCTGCCGGTCCAATCTTGATGGTCTCACGCTTCCAGGTGGTTACAGTTTCGCTCGTTCCGTAGTATCCGCGTGAGCCGGAACTGTTGGGTGTCGCATTGGTGTCATTGTCAAGCATCACCCGAGTGCCATTGATACTCTGGATGCCCCACCAGGTTTCGCCACTGCTATTCTTGCCAATCAGGCTGGTCAGCGTCAGGCTGTCAGGGGCGCTGCTGGCTTTGCAGGCGATGATGTTGCTGAAGCGAAACGTCTGTGCGCCACTGTCCGTATTGACGAATAACGCAATACTCTGGATGTTGCTGCCAAGGCTTGTGCCAAGGTCAACAGTTATGGGCATCCATCGCGCTGTGGCTCCCAGGCTGGGGATGTTGATCGTATGAACGACAGCAGTCCCGGCGGTATCAGAGCACAGGCGCAGAGATACGGCACCAGCAGCTCCAAGGTTTCCTGTCACTTGGTTGATCCAAAACGACACCTGCTGGTAGCCGGACAGATTTAATGTCCCGGTCGGCCAATAGGCTGCAAGTCCGGTCGTGAAATTCACCGTAATAGCGATTTGGTCGTAGAGAGCGTGTTCCTTTGAATCTCCGCCGCTATTGGTGAGGACCGTAGAAACGTTTGCGTTCGCTGCTGTCCACGCCGTTCGTCCCGGCCCCGTACAGGCGACAGTCTGCGTCACTGGAGTGCTTAACATCACCCTCGTGTTGTTACGAACTCGCGCTGTACCACCGCTGCCTGTGCCGTTGCCAGTGCTGCCATTCAAGGTAAACGTGTTGGCGCCGGTGCTCGTGATCTCCCATGTGCCATTGGCATTGGTGTTGCCGGTCACGCCAGTGATCACCACGGTGTCGCCCGTGCTGTAGCCATGCGCTGCGCAGCTGATGCTGATCGGTGTGGCGTTGGTGGCGCCAGTGAGGTTTTTGGCATCTTGCAGTTGCCCAGATGTCCAGACAGCCGTTTGCCCCAGGCTTGTTGGCTCGGGGCTGCCCATGATGCGGATGGTGTCGCCAGGCATCGTGCGAACTGCCGTAGCACCTGTGGTCAAGCTTTTCCAGCGACCGCCAATGAAAAAGATGCGGTCCAAGGTTTGGTTGGCTAATGCCGTACCGCCGGAGATCGCCGTGATCGTCAACGCCGTACTCGACACCCAGGCCGTGATCGTGTACACCACATAGGCAGAGCCATTGAAAATCGATAAATACTGTCCAATCAGTGAGCCGTCATTGGGAAACGATGCCGTAGCACTACTGAACGTTGTGCCGCTGATTCGTCCATTGGTGCCGGACGCAAGCGGGTTGAAGCTGCTGCCTGCGTAGGCGTCATTGCCGTTCTGGAAGTCAACGAAAAGCGTTGGCATGCAAAAGCTCAGACCGTGTACTGAATCCAGATGTCCCCGTCGCTGCCGCCTGTGGGGTTGCTGGTGCTGGTGGTGATGTTGCGCAGGCCTGTGGAGCTGGAGCCCACGCGAGAGGCTGACAGCTCAACAATGCTTTCAGTGCCGGCGTCCTTTTTGGTGTAGAGCCTGCCGTCGTAGGTGTTGATTGCCAGCTCTCGCAGTTCCAAGTCAGAGGTGGAGGGCACCTTGCCGGGAACGGCGGAGCTTTTGATCTTGATCGTGTTAGCCATGGGGCTCCCCTTGGGTTGCTAGTCAGCAGGGTTTGGCAGGCCCCGTAGCGACGGGGTCCGTGGTTCAGGCTCAGAACGTGCCGCCGTCGAGATCGAAACCGCTGACTGATCCGTTTTCGAGGAAAGTCACCAGATCGCTCAAGGCCACCTGCACCATGGTTCCGGCGTCATTCACCACCAATCGATCACTGAGTGCCAGGGTGGTGGCCGTGGCTGCAGCGGAGCCGTCGATCACGTTCAGCTCGGTCGTGGTCACCGTGGCGCCATCCAGCACTCCCACCTCGATGGCGGTGAGCAGGGCCAGGGCGGCGGCGGCGCCGGTCTGCATCCCGCTGAGGGTGGTCAGATCGGCGTCGTAGGCCTGCACGTTGGTGCCGATCGCCAGACCCAGATTGGTGCGGGCCGTGGCCGCATCCATGGCTCCGGTGCCGCCATCGGCGATGGCCAGGGTGCCGGTGATCCCGCTCGCTCCCAGGTCGATCGCCAGTTCGGTCGACTCGATCACCAGGCCACCGTTGGCCTTGAGGTCCAGCGCGAATTCAGTGCCGCTGAGATCCAGACCATTGCCGGCGCTGTAGGTGGTGTTGGTGGCCGCAATGGTGATGGCGCCATTGCCGTTGGTGATCGTGACGTTGCTGCCGCCGCTCAAGGTGGCTTTGGTGAGACCGCCGGCGGTGTTGCCGATCAGCAGCTGACCGTTGGTGTAGCTGGTCTGGCCGGTACCCCCATCCGCCGTGCCGAGCGTGCCGGTGATGGCCGAGGCACCCAGGTCCAGCGCCAGTTCGGTGGATTCGATCACCAGGCCGCCATTGGCCTTGAGGTCCAGGCTGATCGAGCCACCGCCCAGGTCGATGCCATCGCCTGCGGAGAGCAGATCCTGGGAGCTGATCTCGATCGTGCCGTTGCCGTTGGTGATCGTGATGCCGGTGCCGGCACTCAGCGTCGCCCTGGCGAGGGAGCCATCCGCCTTACCGATCAACAGCTGGCCATTGGAGAAGCCGCCGGCGATCCCGGTGCCGCCATAGGCGGGACCGATCACATTGGCCTGCCAGGTGCCGCCGGTGAGCGTGCCGACGCTGGTGAGGCTGGAGCCGGTGACACCGCTGCCCAGGCTGCTGCTGCTCAGAACTTGAGCACCACCGATGGCATAGGTCTTGCCGCTGGCCAGCTCGAGGTGCTCCGAGCTGGTCCAGGCATCGGTGGCATCGAGCCACTTGAAGGTCTTGTCGGTCGTGCCCCGCAGCGTGATTCCACCGCCGTCGCTGGTGATATCACTGGGGGTGGCCGTGTCGGCAAGAACGATGTTCTTGTCATCCACCGCCAGGGTGGCGGAATTGATTGTGGTGGTGGTGCCATTGACGGTCAGGTTCCCCGTGATCGTCAGGTCGTTGTCAAAGGTGGTGTTGCCCGCCACCCCGCCGCTGAGCGTCACCTTGCCGGAGAAGGTCTTGGCGCCGGATACGGCCTGCTCCGTGGAGCGGGTGACATAGGCACCGGGACCGCCGATCGCCGGAATCGTGACGGCATCACCGGAGACATCGGCCCCGCGGCCGTAGTAAAGGATGTCGTCAACCTCGTTGTAGGCCAACTCAGCGTTCTTGAGGGCAGCGGGTGCCCCGGCATTGCCGGTGGAGCGGCGTTTGATGCGGATCGCATTCGCCATGGTCAGAAATTGCCTCCGTCAGTGATGGATTGGGTGGTCAGGGATGCAGCAGTGATGGCCGGATCAGCGCGAAAGCGGGCGGTGGCAGCGTCGAAATAGAGCAGGCTCTGATCCACCGCAGCAACGATCTCCGCGTCATCGAGCTCAGCCAGAGATCCAGCCGCCGGGCCTGGAGGTCCCGGCGGGCCCGAGGGGCCTGGCGGTCCCTCGGGCCCGCGGATCGAACCGGCGGGACTCCACGAACCCATGGCCTCAGCCGCCGTTGGGGTGGCGGCGGGCCGGCGGCTCCACTGCGGCCAGGATCCAGGGCATCGATCGGGTCGTCGCTACAGGCTCTTGCCAACCGGGCCTCGGATCAGCAAGCCCCCTTTGGACATCCCCTCAGGTCATCCCCTCAGCCCGGGATGTGGCGAGGCCAGAGGAGGCCCGAACCGGGGCGCTGGCCGCCACCGCCACTGCCATCACCATTGCCGCCACCACTTCCGCCACGGAGCAGTCGGGAGGCATAGGGGTGCATCTCAACCTGGCGGACACTGGCCAGTGGATGGAAGGTCTTGAAGTCCACCGCCGCAGACACGGTGGTGGGCGCTGACGGTGGGGGTGCCCAGATCACGTTGTTGTTGGCAGCTTCGCTCCAGTTGCTGCTGTCCAGCACCGGCTGCCAGGGACCATCACGGCGGCCGCTGGCGTCATGGGGCACCTCGATGTAGAGATCAAAGAAGCCCCGTGCACCCACCTGCATCAGGGTGGAGCCGGCCAGGGTGATCTTGCGAAACATCGGAGGAGCGAGGCCCCCGACCCCTGAGCCGATCCCAACAAAGAAGCCCGGCGGAAAGTCGTGGATCGTTGGTGCAACGGCCAGCAGCCCATTGCCGGAGGCATGGAGCTGGGGGCGATTGCGCAGCTGCAGCACCTGTCGATCAGGGCTCTCATTGAGGTGGTGAGCAAAGACCATGCTGCCGAACGAGAGGTTGCCAGCGGCATCGCGCATCGGGCCAAAGGAATGCACGGGCTGGGCATCCGAGGTCCTGATGGCCTGGGTGTGAAGAGCCCATCCCAGAGGTGTGCGCCAAACGATCTGCGACAGCGGCCGAAATAGCTCACCGGCTTTCAGGTTGGCGGTCGTGTGTCCCATGGTTGAGAGGGTCCAGCAGAACCACTCCTGACCCGGTGTCGTGTCCTGGGCAATGATCAGCAGCGCCGAAAGTCCAGTGAACGCTGTGCGCGTATCCAGGTAGGCGGTCTGCCAGCGCGCGCCGTAGTTGTCCCCGATGTCGTAGGCATAGCTGCCCGAGGAGAAGGAGATTGAGCCATAGCCATAGACACCTGACACATCGATGAAGCTGGTGGCCTCGCGAATGTCATATCTCATGTTGGCGTCCGAATAGCCCATGGCCGCGATCCCCTGGGTCGTCTTGGTACTCAGCAGCCAATAGATGGCAGGCTTGCTTGGATGGCCAAGTCGCCAGACGTAGCCGTAGCAGGGCTCCACCTTGGCGTGACTGTGATTGCGCAACACCGTCAGCTGGTAGTCCGCGTTGGCTGGATTGGCATTCACCGCCTGGGAGAAGCGCAGGAAGGCGGCGTGCAGCTGCATCCCCACCTGGGCGTTGTCCTTGCTCAGCCAGGTCCAGCCCGGCGCAAACGATTGCTGGCTGATCTCCAGTGTCATGGAGGGAGTTCCATCGCCAGGCTGTTGCCGAGGTTCAACCACCACTGGCCCCTGCTGTCCTGCAGCGCAGCCAGGGATTGGGAGGCGGTGCAGGTCGCAAAGACCGGCGGCAGCAGCACCGGATCGAAGTGAAACGGTGGAATCGTCTTCTGCGGCTCGTTGTAGAGGGCGATCTCCCAGTTGACGTCCATCAGGATGACTTCCGCTGGCCGCCTGAGCTGGATCATGCCGGCGGGAATACCGAGGGCCCAGGTGTATCGAGATGCCGTGAAGGTCAGCAGTCGCACGCCAGGGGTCGGCAGATTGGCGCGCCTGCTCCAAGACAGCGAGCGCCAGGAATCCTGGATGGACGCCGCCAGGAACCAGTGGCCGCCGCTCTGTTCACGAGCGATGAACAGCGGCATCGCCCGGCGCTCGCTGACCGTGTGCTGGCTGTAGAGAAAGAGGAAGAACTCAGCTCCTGGCGCCAGCGACCAGGTCACCAATCCATTGAACGGGTAGTGCTGCTCGGGCGGCCGGCTCCAGGTGCCGCGACTATCACCGACGCCCCAGGCTGGATAGGTCCAGCCCACCTGGTAGTTCTGGTTGTACGGATAGTCCTCCTGCACACCCACCAGCAGCTCAGGGGGACCCAAGAAGCCGACCCGCTGCTCGATGCTGGTGCCCTTGATGTGGCTGTCCAGCAGCGTCACCACCGGCCGGCCGGCGGGGGTGGTGGCCGCCAGATGGGCGGCGATCAACCAGCCGCAGCTCTGCTGATCGGTGGGGTTGTGGATCGGTGCGGTCCGGATCTCCAGCTGCTGGCCGCTCACCTGGGCGTTGGCCGCCGCAACCCAGGTGGCCAGGTAGCCCTGCACCTCGGCGGCGATCAGGGGCCAGTGGGCCTCGCTGCCTGCCCTGCTCACATCCCGCAGGGTGATGGCGTTGCTCATGGCACCAGCACCACGGCGGTAACGGTGAGCGCGATCGCGGCCGGGCTGGTGCCGGTGTTGCGCACCAGGGCCCGCAGGGGCGGTTGGGGTGTGGCCGTTGTCACCTCACTGGAGAAGTAGGTGCAGCCCGGTCCGGCCGCCACGGTTTCAACCGGGGTGGTGGTGACCAGATCCAGCAGGACACCACGGCCCGGCATCGGGTCCGTGGTGATTGGGCGGCTGCCATCGGCCTGACGTGCGGCAGCCGAGCTGTAGAAACTCACCCAGGCCGGGGCATCGGCCGTGATGGCGATGAAGTGGCCGAGTCGCCCCAGGCCGTTGAACTCCAGCAAGCCGGCCGACGCGGGCAGCAGCGGCGTGGTGGTGCGGGTCACGCGCACCTGCTGCCCGGGAACCTGGGTGCGCGGCAGCCACTGGCTCATGGGCGCTCCGGTGCAACCGGCCTCGGTGCCACGGTCCTCCGCACAGTGATCGCCACGGTCAGGGCAGCACCTCCACCCTGCGGATGGCGCGGAAGCCCAGCAGTGGGTCCCCATCGATCGACTTCACGACCTTCTCGGCGGCGCGGAGTCGGCCATTGCCCAGATCAAAGGCCCAGGCGTAACCGGCATCGTCCTGCTGGGACGTCCACAGGATGCCGCTGGCCGTCGCGTCAGACCAGTCCAGGGCGTCGGCACCATCGCGGCGGAACGCCGTCAGCACCGTGCGGGCCGGGGCCCCTGCGGTGTAGTTGCTGGTGGGTGGAACGGCGTAGGGGTTGGCGCCGGTCTCGGTGTCGTTGGCGCCGGTGGTGGGCTTGAAGTGGCGATAGATGATGGCCAGCTCCAGCGGCGCCGGAACGTACCAGTCGCTGAAACCATCGATGCTCAGCCCACGGGCAAAGGCCGCACCCGGATGGGTGGCCGTATCCATCGCCAGCGTGTTGGCGTAGCCATCAAAGGCGCTCTCAGCGCCAGGGGTATGGGTGCCAGTGGTTTTCCACCGCACACCACCGGAGAGATAGGTCGGGTAGGTGGTGGTCTGGGGCGCCAGCTCACCGCTGGCCTTGGTCGACAGGATCAGCGCATGGGTGGCCGCGCCGTTGGCGGTGTGGCTGATCAGGCCGGCGTAGAAGCCGCCCTGGAAGGCGGTGCCAA